TGATCTGCCATCTAAATCAGCATCGTTGATAAATGACTCTAGTTGTGGGTCGCCATCTAAACTACCATATTCTCTAGTTGGTGGGACTCGCCATAAAAAACTTGTATATATTTGCACCACATTCTTGCAGTGGTTATCTAATGGAGTATGTCTAATTCTTTGATCGTGTTCCTCTGGTGATTCTAAAATATATCTGTGGAGGTAATAACCATTTTTATAATCATTACCACCAAGATAACTACGAATATAAAACTCCCAATTTGCTATGTTTGCGTTCCAAAGTGGGTGCTTTGATGTCAAAAATTTTCTATCCATTAACTCCACCTACTAGGAGGGCTAGGCTCAAAGTTTCGTCTGATAGGATATTTATATTCAACTAAATAACCTAACGCATCATTGAAGTGATCGAAACCACTGTCTTTGTCAGGAACATGAGTACCCTCTTTGTATATCTGTCTTTCTAAACTTTTGATTACGTTTTTGCAAGATTTTAAAACGAACAAACTATTTTTACCATTTGAGTTTTTTAATTTAGAATTTACTGCATTTATTCTATCTCTAACTAATGGTGCTTTGTTTCTACACTTAACATCAAAACCAGCATTGATAAGAATTGATAAATCAGTTTGTCCACCAGCCGATGTTTTTCTTTGTCTGGCAGATGGGTCAGGATAAATTACAGTGTGATTATTTTTGTATCTATTTTTTATTTCTTCAACCATTTCATTAGTATTGCTAGAATATATTTGTATCTCATCTACAACGTAAATACTATCATTTTCTATTATAGCTACAACAGCACAAATAGGTGAGACGTTAAAATCTAAACCAATATGTAAGGTAGTTGAATTGTTACTAAATGTTTCAACGATGTTTTTATCTCTGTCAAAGTTATAATAAATAATGCCAGCATAAGTAATAAATGTAGCAAGATACTCTTGTTGAAAAGTTCTCTCATCTAAATCATTCTTTGCTTGATCTATCTCTGACTGTAATACCTGACCACCCTCTAATGTAGTGTATTTAAAACTCTGCCACTCTGGGTCTCTTTTGCTATAAAGATCATAGGCGAAATTGAATCCTTTTGGACTTGAACAAAATAAAGCGTGTCCTAGCGTATCTGATAATGTCGGTCTTAAAACCTCATACCATGCTTGTGGTTGTATATCAGCAAACTCGTCCATAACAATAAAATTTAAGCCTACGCCTCGTAAATTATCTCTGTGTGAATTATCAGCACCTTTTAGACTTATTTGTGAATTATTCCTTAATGTAATAGATAATTCTGACTCGTTAATCTTTTTTATCCACTTATGTTTTATCATTTGTTCTTTGAGCATATCCCAACAAATAGTTTTACTTTGTCTGTAGCTAGGACTGACATACCAAACACGCTGATTTGGAAATCTAGCAAACTTTGCCATTTCTTGTATTGCTAAAAATGTTTTGCCAAACCTACGACCAGATATAAGAACTCTAAAGCGTTTATCGCAAGTAAGAACTTCTTTTTGTGGTTTTGTAAGTGGCATTATAATTCATCGCCCCAACTATCCCAGCCATCAACTTTTTGTCTAGCAAACAATTCTATTCTTGAAATATCACCACATAATTCTACTATGCGATCTCTTACACAATCTGGTTTTCGTGAATGTTCTCTAATTGGCTCGTAAACTACTTGATGAACTCCTTTGGAAACTCTTTTCGGTTTTCCTTTAGTAGCTAATAAACAAATTTCATTATTGGCTCTTGTCCAATGACCTAAACCCCAAAATAAACTATCAGACTTTTTATTTTTTTTAATCCAACTAAAAGCACAAGTTTTGTAATTAAAACCCCATTCTTTTATTGTTAATAATCCTTGCTCAAGTAACGGATAAGTAACCCATAAAAATAATATAGAATTTTCATCTGATATATTTTTGATAGGTAAATTTTTAATATCTTCATCAGTCATACAATCATAATGATTTTCTGCTGATTTTTTTTCTTTACCTTTTCCTGACCAAACTTTGTAAGTCCAAGGTGGATCGGCATAAATTATGTTATATTTTTTCTTTGGAAAAGGTATCACTCAACTGACCATGCCAGTGGTTCGTCATCTTCGGTTATTGTATTTTCAGATTGACCGAGTATTTGTTTGCCAAGCCAAATTTGCATAACAATCGCCCCCTTTTCAGCACTTTTCCACTGTAACTGTCTTAGACGCATTTTCATTTCTGCTCGCCCTTTTGTCAGAAATTCCGAATAACTCTTTTCAATTAGGTCAGCACTACAGCCATAAAAGTCTGCAATCTCTTTATTCGTACAACCTAATTTTGCTAATTTACTTACTTGTTTAGTATCTATGTTATATTTTTTCGGTCTTGCCATAATCCTCTTACCCTATGAGTTAGGTAAGTTTTTTTTAACAGATAATCGACAGAAAATAAAGTTTTTATATTCTTCACTCTCTGCCGATAATAATTTTAGTTTACTACAATAGTTTCTACATATTTATCAAATGTATCTAAACCAAAGAACTCTATAGATTTTTCTTGATCGTGAAAAAAGAAAAAACTTAAATGTCTTTGACCATCAGTTTTACCCTGATCTACTATAAATCCATAAGTATCTTCAGGCATATAATATTCTTGGACTCCTTGTTCATTTTTACTGTCCCAAAAAACTATATTTTCGTTTGGTTCTGTATCTTGTTTTAGTTTAGCTAGTATCATAATTACCTCGTTGTTTATTGTTTATAAATACATACTAGATTGACTATTTTTGTTTTAGTGAAATGTTTTTGTTTTTTTTTCACTAAGAATTTACTTATATTCATTAGCCATTTCTAAATCATTTATGGCTTGATCTTTTGTAATCAGTCCTTTTCTGATACCCATATCAATTACATCTTTGTTCTTTAACGCCCAATCTTTAACAAATTGTGTAACTTTTTTATTTTTTATAGCCTCAGTAAACATTTGTAATCTTTGTTCATCTTGATTAATTACGCCAAAATTATAGTTTTTCTTTGGTTTTTCATCTAAATATTTTTTTGCAGATAGCCAGAATGCTGGTTGTTTAGCAAAGTTTTTATCATCTACAGTATTATAATAGCTATTATATAGATCTGCCAGTTCTTCAGGTTTATCTTGCCACTCTTTTTCTATCTTATTGAAATTCTTTTCTGCTGTACCCTTGCTGACTTTATTAGTTACTTTATCCCAAAATTTATTAAAAGTTTGAGAGTATTTATTTGTAGATGTATTGGTAGGGGTAGAGGTAGTGGTAGGGGGGTTTTGGCTAGGTTTTTTTGGTCTGCCACCTAGTTTACCATTTACCTTAGATGCGTCTATTCTCTTACGAATATAAAGATATTCCTGTAGTTGTCTCTCATTTTGGTAATGATTTTCTACCTCTACAAAAAATTCTTTAACTATCTTTTCACATGAAATCTTTTCGCTTTCAGTGTAACAACTTGCGATTCGTTTTACTGTATCAATATCTTTTGGTAAGCCTATGCATCGCTTATTCCAATTCCAACAAAGCAATCGCATATATATACCAATCTCTTCATTACTTAAATGCGATGTGCCAGCTATAAAATCTTCGGTAAATAAATACCATGCTTTGAGTTTTTCTTTAGGTTTCGAGTTCTCGTCTATAAACATTGTTACCCCCATTTCTTAACTGTTTATATATTTGGTATGTTAATTCATCTACTTTGTCGTCAAATTCCTCTTTGGAATATTTCCTAAAAATAAATAAATCTTTAGCCTTTGTAACTGCTTTTTCCTGTGCTTTCAACCATAAACCTATAAATTCGTCTTGGTTATCAAGTCCCTGTGGCAGATATATTCTCTTGCCTTTTCCTATGTCTATTACGAGGGACATATTGGTCGATGATTTCTGTTAGTTCTGTAAGGCATTGTTTCGTGTTTCCTTTAACAACAAAAAATGGAGTCTTTAAATCACTTGATCTAATTTTCCAAATCTTTTGTGCATCTGTGAGTTTACCTTTTTCATTTTTTAACTCAACATATAATAATCTGCCCTCTGGGTACTCAATAATAAAATCAGGCACGCCAGCACGAAAGCCCATTTTTTTTAGTTTTATTAAATATTGGACAGATCGTTTACCCTCATTGGCAACAT